AACGCCGAGTGTTGCCAGGTCGGTCATGTCTTTTTGACTCCCGGCTTCTTTTTGGAAATTTCGGTGAGGAAAATGCCGTCGAGGTCGAGGATGACCTCAAGCTCCCATCCATGAAGTTTCGTCCCGCTCAGGCGAGACCACGCATCGATGTCGGAGAAGCAAAGGGGTGACGGACCAAACCCCGATTGCGAACGCTGCGCGTGCAGCGTCAGAAACCACACCCAGATATGAAGCAGCGCCTCATGCGGCGGCTTTGGGTGCAGATCGGGGTGTTTCTTCCCCGTTGATCGTTCGAATTGCTGGAGATGCTGGCGTAGGGTTACGCCATTGTCGTCGGCTTTCGAAAGCCGGAATTGTGCTGCCGCATAAGCGCGAAGTGCGCCTATGTGGCCGGCAAAAAATTTGCGCGGTTGTTCGCGAAGCGCTCAACCTGCTCCCGGATCCATTTCTGGGCGTAGAGCTTGCGCGCATTGGCCTTCGAATATTCGAACGGCTTGCCGTCAACGACCAGATTTTCCCAACCGACCGTGATCGATGCGAGATGTTCGATTGCTGCATCCTGAACAGCACGCATGTCAGGCTTACGCTGATCCTGCATCTTCGCGATGCGATCATCGATCAACTCGCGGCGGAGATCGTCGAAACGCTCACCATCTGCACCGAGAACCGTGATTGTCATCGGCTTCTTCTGGGCCGTGTCTGCAAACAGGGGCTTCGAAGTCGTCGGGTGAAGCAAGTGCAGCTTCACGCCTTCATCGGAGAGGCGTGAAGTATCAAGTTTTGAAAGGTCCATAGGACTCCTTTGGGAGAAGTTGACGGCTTAGTAAGCCGCCGTTCGCGTCAGCACGAGATTGGACGCTTCGTCAGAACTGCGGAGAGCCTGGAACGGCATGTTGAGTGTAATTCCGCCCTCCCCCTGCACAGGAGCGTCAGCGCCGGAATATTTGATGCGCGGGACGTTCACGTTGAGGATGTTGCCTGCCGTGTCGGTGAGTTCGACTTCGATGCTCGATTCGGTTTCGTTGATGAATTTCTCGAGCATCGTGGTGTTCTCGAAGAACGCCGAAACAGTGCCCGTCAGATTCGATCGGCCGGGAATGATGCGCGCGGTCTTGTTCGAGCCGACCACGAAGGCGGGCTCCAGACCGTTCTGGAGATTGAGTTCGAGCGAGGTAATGACGGCGATGGGATCGCCGTCTTCCGTAATCGCGCCAGTGAAGGAATCGAATGGCGAATTGGTCGCAACGTCCGTCGGCGAACCAAGCGAGCCGCCGCTCGTCACGAGTTCGCGGCCGATGAACGGAACCGCGCCCGTAACCATGCCGTTCGGCGTGATCGAAAGCGTGAGGCCGTTCGAAACGCAGCCCTTGTATTTCAGGTAGGTCGAAATATCGGTGAAGCGGCGCTCGATAGTGAAAGACTTGAAAACCGTACCGGCCTTGAGCACGTCGCCAGTCCAGTTGCCGAACAGAGCACCAGCCAGAATATCGTCGAACGCGCCGTAAGATAGTTCGATGTTGACGTCGCCTGCGACTCGCTGCGTGCCATGGCGAAAATCAGAGATCATGCGATCGGCACGAAGCTCGTTCGACTGGAAAGACTCTTTCGTGAGATTGAGCGTCGTGCCAGTATTACGAAGCCGCTTCATGGTCGGCGTGTTCGGCGTTACGCCAAATTCCGACTCAGCGACATAGGAAAGTTCGTGCTGCGAACCCGCTGCAAAAGCCATGGCATTTCTCCGTTATTATTGTTTTCGTTGGCGCTCGTTTCGAGCGCGGCCCGGCGTCTTTGCGCCGGTTACGCGGGATTGCCTGCGTCGCAGGTCCAGAAAACGCGAACGGGGGTCATCGACCATCCGTTCTCGTAAGTGATGGGAAGAATCGCGGGCGGTCGCATGATGCGAACCGTGAAGCCTTGGCGGATGAGGACAGTGCCGCGCTTGAAATGCTTGACGATGGCGGATGCTTTTTTCAAAAGCACCGCTTCGCCAATCTCGATCTTGTCGAATAGATCGACTTGGTAGAAGCCTTGATGCCGATTGTAGCCGGCAGGTCCAAGCGTCACTTGCGCCGGATCAGCACGCAACAAGGTCGGCCGTAGATAAGGCGTGCCCACCGTCGGGGTATATTTGACGTTCTGCCACGCAACTGGAATGACAGGAGAGAACGAGAGTGCCGCGAGTTTTGCGTTGAGCGCGCCGAGCGTCGCTTCTTCGACTGTCTCGGCCATCAGCTTACCTTACGTTTGGTTTCGGCAACCGCATCATCTAACATCTGCTGGTATTCGATGACGGTCAGCTCCACCATTCCGTTCGGCGACTGCCGAGAGTGACCATTCTCTAATTGCCATGCATATGGAAGATTATTGACCAGAAAAATTACATCCCCAGCTTTAAGACCAAGAATTTCAGCCTGCGCCTTTCCGACCGTTATTGTGCCGTCCTTGTCGTATACGCTGCGCTCTTTTTCTTCGGTGGCTTCGTCATCTTCGGCTGACGCTATTTTCTTATTTTCGCTCTCAATTAATATGGTGCCTGCTGGCATTTCACCTATGGAAACCTGCCAATTACCTCTGAAACGGCCAGTATCGACCGGTGAACGCATAATGATTTTGGAGAAGCAATCGAGCGCAATCTTTTTGATGACTGTGTCGCGATCAGCCTTAACTTGGTTCACAAATTTCTTGATGCGAAGCGAGAAGAGGTTCCTTGGCTGCAATGGTGATTTTGCCATCGCCGCCTCCGTCTATGTTTGTGTATGCAACACCCAGCAGGCGCGTGCCGGATCGGTCGATACGTCGCGAACATTGTAGTCCGCGCCCTGAAACGTGACCTTGTGGCCTGCGGCCGGCTCAATCGAAAGGCTATTCGAGAGCACCAGGAATTTCCGGTGACTTTCATTCACTAGACCTTCGAGCTTCAGGCGCTCGGAGTATTCTTCGTGAATCATCTTGCAGGAATGAGCCGTCCACGTTTGTGCGCCGGGATTCCATGGGTCGCTTCCCGCTGCCGATGAAGGCACCGAAATAGACCCGTTCAGGAAAATTCCCTTTAGCGCCTTGCCAACAGTATTTGCCAAACTGCCCGAAAGCGGCGACGCCATTACATGCGCTCGGCTTTGGTGAAATACGGATTCGGCATGGACATGAGAATGTCACCGAGAATCCCATCGATGATCTGAAACGAAGTCTTCACCGGAGCGCCGTCAACGTAAGTAATGCCGACCGAACCCGCTTCGATGCTCTTGATTTGCCCGCCGCGGTCGAGGTCGGGCATCAACGAACCAGCTTCCGCGATTTCACGAAGCGCTGCTTCGCAAACTGCGTCCTTAATTTCCTGGGGGATTTCGTCGTCGGCGATTTCCTCGCCACGTACATCGATGGCGTCTTCGCGAGGCCATTGCAGCGGTTGCGCGCGACCTTCGCGCTTTGCACCGGGAAAACGGGCGCGATACGCCATGTCGATGTAGGCGGTTGCGCGCCGGATGGCGGCTTCTTTCACCGTATCGGTGCCAGCCCAAGCGGCATTACCGCGAGCGGTGTGATAGCTATTCGCGTCTGCAAGTGCGACGTAGCTGTCAGCACCTGCAACGACTGTACCGTCCTCTACTGTCAGAGGCATGATTTACCCCTTAGAGCGCGGGCGAGCCCGCTGCCTTTTCGAGTTCGGCGTCGATTTCGTCCTTCTTGAAAGGACCGCACACGCGTTCGTCGCCGCGCATGACAAACCATTTTCCACCACCTACATGGATCTTCGTCAGCGGCGTTTGCGGATCGCCCGCGCCTTCGCCTTCGTTCAATGCGCCCTGATCGCCTTCAGAGGCGTCTTCGGCTTCAGGCGTATCGACTTCGCTTTCTTCGTCATCGCCGATCCGATCGCCAGGCCGCTGGCCTAGTTCTGCATTCTTTTCCAGCAACAGTTCGACCGGCGTGTTGGGGTCTTTACACAAGGTATCGAGCGCCACCTGCGCTTTATCGAGCGCTGCCTGTATGTCGGCGCGCGCCGAGTGAGAAAGGTCTTTGTCGAGAAGGAGAACCTTGAGCCGATCGCGCTCCAAAAGCGCGCCACGGATACGGCGATTGCGAAGCTGACGTTCGGAGTCGAAGCGCTTGAGAACGGCGCGCTCGCGAGACGTAATATGGCGTCGGCGGGGTTTCATCAGAATTTCCTGATTCACTTAGAGAAAAAGCGCCGCGGCGGCTTTAAGAACCGCCGCGGCTTGTTTCGTCATCCGTCAGTCAGAAGACCCCGTTAGGAGTCTTCGTCCGTCTGCTCGAGCTTGTGCTTGAACGCGATGATCGGGATGTTCTTGTTCTGCCACACGCGC